TGGCTCGTCACAGGGCCACTACGCTGGAAGGATTAAGATGAAATTCAAGGTCAAGTCACAACTCGATCACGTTGAGAAGGGCGGCATCCTAGACGATTGCGGTCCATCCAGCACGGCAGCCGCCGTGGCGTGGGCGTCCAAGTACACCGTTGACCCGTCCGCTGGCGATGGCATCAAGGCGAAGGCGAAGGCAACAGGGTTCGTGGAGAAGGAAGGCGTGTCCGACAACGGCTCGTCCCTCATTGACTTGATCAAGACCGCCAGGGAGATGGGCGCCAAGGCACGCTACGCCAAGTCGTGGGATGACGTCGTCATCTCCGCACATCGCGGTGCCGGACTCATTATCTGGGTCCAGCAGGCTGTGGACTACCCAGCCGTGGAGATCAGCGAATGGCACAAGAAGTGGCAGAACTACTGGATTAAGAAAGATAAGAAGCACATCGCCGTTGGCTACGGTCATATGACCGCAGCAGGATGGGACGCGGTTGATGGCTGGCAGTGGGCGTGTCCTACCCGTAGCGGGAAGGGCAAGGAGAAGTTCGGGGTCGTTGTGACCGAAGAGCAGCTCAAGCAGATTGCCGCAAGCAAGAAGAAGATCACGGGTGGCGCGGCTTTCAAGCACGTCGCCATCGTGGAATGGAAGTAAGGAGTCCCAATGTATAGCGACATCAAGGCGGGTATCCGCTGGATCATTGACAACACAGGCGTAGACGAGGCACTGATCGAGTTCGGACGAACTTTCATCACGGTCTCCATCTCCGTCGCCCTCGGTCTTGGCATCCCACTCCTAGACATCACGGGCGGAGACTTCCGCACGGTGCTGTCCGCAGGACTGGCATCAGGCCTTCAGGTACTCATCAAGTTCCTTGACCCAAAGAACAGCGCGTTCGGGATCAAGGAAAAGTCCGCAGAGGACAAGGCTGCTGCCGACAAGCAGTTCGACATTTAAGATGGCTAAAGAGGATTTGGAATGGTTGGTCGGAAGCGCAAAGCGCGGATTTAAGTCCGAGATCCAAATCCGCCAAAAGGGTGCCGACAAGTACTCCAAGTTGGTGGAGAAGGCACGGGCTGCTGGCGGGACAGTCACGGTTGTCCCAAAGGGACAGAAGCGCACATTCTCCGTCAAGGCAACTGGCAGCGCGGCATTCCGTGGTGGTCCAGCCCTTGGATCAGCCGCCTACGAATCTTTCGTAGCGGCGGGTGGCAAGGTGAAGGGATCTGGGATTAAGTCTCAGGGGTCTCTTCCAAAGGGAGTTGCGGCAAGCAAGTTCGGGATTATGAAGCTCGGAATGTCAACCGATACACCATCCTTCAAGAAGCGCAAGAAGAAGAAGTTCGGACAGGGATAATGTGGGTTTACGTCGGGGGGACGTTTGATCTCTTCCATTACGGACACGCTCGGTTCCTAGAGCAGTGCGCAAGGCACGGCAAGGTGATCGTGGCACTCAACACGGACGAGTTCGCTGCTCGGTACAAGCGGCAGCCCGTCTTGACACTTGGGGAGCGGATTGAGTCGGTTCGGTCCTGCCGATGGGTAGACCAAGTAGTGGTCAACATCGGAGACGAGAACACCGGGGAAACCATCGACTCTATGAAGGACAAGAAGATCTCCTACATTGCCCACGGAGACGACTGGCAAGGGGAGTCGCTCCTGAGTCAACTCGGTATTAGCTCCGAGTGGCTCAAGGAACGAGAGATCGCAATGCTTTACTTAAAGTATACAGACAGCGTCTCCACCAGCGATATCATTAAGAGGGTCAATGGCAACATTCACAGCGATTGTGACTGCTCATGCGGATGCAGCGGGGATGGTACGCACGGTCGACTCCCTGCTCGCTCAGAGTAGGAAGCCCGATGAGATCATTGTCCTCGCTAGTGACATTGATCTGGAGGAAGCTCGCAAGCGGTACACTGGTGTCACCTTCTACGCAGAGCCGAACCTTGAGGACTGGGGCCACGACAAGCGGGCCAAGGGGCTTGACCTGGCGACATCTGATTACGCGGGTTGGTTCAACCACGACGACTCCTACGACCCGCACTACATCGCGGAAATGATGTGGCAAGCAGAACTTGGCAATGATGTGGTATACTGCGGGTGGTCCAAAGACTCCGCCCCGCAGTTTAGGTCGGCAAAATCCACCTCTGGTAACTACATCGTAAAAGTTGATGTTGCCCGCAAAGCTGGGTACACTGACCGCCACTACGAAGCAGACGGCACCTTCATTGACAGGATCGCCGCCGTCACCAACTCCATCAAGTTCCTTTCTGGGACTTTGTATTTCCACAATGAGGTGAAGTAATGCCGAAGAGCGCAGCGTGGCAACGTAAAGAGGGCAAGAACCCAAAGGGTGGCTTGAACGCCAAGGGACGCGCATCTTACAAGGCACAGACTGGCGGGACGCTTAAGGCTCCTGTCAAGAGTGGGGACAACCCACGACGCGCTTCATTCCTCGCCCGTATGGGCGGTATGCCTGGTCCAGAGAAAGACGAGAAGGGACGACCGACTCGACTCCTCCTCAGCCTGCAAGCCTGGGGGGCGAGCAGCAAGGCTGATGCAAAGAGCAAGGCAGCATCTATTAGCAGTCGCCTCAAGGCGAAGAAGGCTTGAAGCCGCTCAGTAACGATGTTGCTCTCGACCTCGCTCGCGGCAGGTCCGACATTGAATTCTTTGCACTCCGATGGCTCGGCATTCAGGGAAACCCAGGTCAGGTAAACTGGTGGAAGGCGTGCAGTGAAAGAGACGAAACGGGCTACCGCCCGCGCTACATCACGACGGTCGTCTCAGCTGGGAACCGTGCAGGAAAGACTCTTGCTATGGCTGTTGTGTGTCTCCATCACGCGCTATACAAACTAGGGACAGCCAACCCAGACCCCAACGATCCAGAGTCCGCAGTCCGCTGGTCAAACGCTCCATACGAGTGGTACCACGTAGGCATCCAGCAGGAGACCGCAGAGTTGGTCTTCCGAGAGGTGGAGGCAATCCTCGGCGGCAACCATCCGGCACAGAAGGGCAGGGGTTGCCCGCTCTCCAAGGAACTGGGCAAGATCATTGACACCTCCAAGAAGTATCGCGGAGAGTATCCTTGGATCAAGTTCCACCCCGTGGTTGGTGGGGCCAGCATCCACTTCCGCACCACACAGGATCGCGCCAAGGCACTCCTCGGCAAGGATATGAATGGCATCTCCTTTGACGAAGCAGCCTTTGAGCCGCACCTCGTGATGATCTACCAAGAGGTCTTGAACCTCCGCCGACTCTCCACTGGTGGTCCGCTCCACTTCATCGGGACACCAAGCGAGGGCATCAACGATTACTCCGAACTCTGGGAGAAGGGCAACCCAGAGAACCCAGCGAGGGACGACAAGTTCACTTCCTTCCGACTCTCCACCCGCGACAACATCGGATACGGGTTGACGCAGGAGAACTTTGACGATGTGGTACGCCAGCAGGCTCCCTACCTCATCCCACAGAACATTGATGGATACTTCATCGAGGCGCGAGACGCCTTCTTCTGGAGCCAATCCATCCTCGCGTCCTACAAGACGCTAGACGCAGAGATCTCACCAGAGCGGAATCACCGCTATGTGCAGGGCGTAGACCCAGGAATCTCGCACGACGCGACCTGGGCGATCACACTGGACATCACCGACCGCAGGAAGATCCGTGGCGTGCGCATCCGAAAGCGCAGCGGCAAGCAGAGTATCTCCGCAGTTGTTAATATGGTGAGAGAGGGACACCTCCTCTACAGCCAAGACGGCGCCTTCTGCACCACCATCGTGGACTCTACTGGTCTCGGTGGCAGGCTCTTCCAGCAGGAGTTCTCAATGATCCGCCCGCTCCGAGGCTTTGACTTCGGTGGCACCAAGGCGAAGAAGGTGGAACTCCTGAACGACTTGAAGGCCGTGATTGACAAAGGTCAAGTCGAGTTCCCCATTGGTGGTCCTTGGGACGAGCTGAAGCGGCAACTCCTCATCTATCGACTTGACGATAAGAAACTTGAACAAGACGCCGTGATGGCACTAGCAATCGCCGTGCGACACGCGCTGCGTAATCCTGAGAAGGGCGTGGAGAATCCCACCTTCACCTATTTTGGAGTGAGTGATTAATGGCTAAGGTCCGTAAGATCCCAGCAGTGTTCCAGGATACGCGAGGCGTACCTGGTCAGTACACGACTGACCCAGAGGTCGCAAAGCCAGAACAGATTGCTGCCATTGGCAAGGCCATTGACAAAGCGCGACGACTTCAGAAGGGCGCTGTCATCCGCGACCGACTTGATCGTGTCGCCCCACTCGCCACATCACCGACGAAGATCAATAGCTCCGGCGGCGGCTCCCTCCGCCTACCCGCCGGAGCTTCTAACTCCCCGCTCCCACGAACCGCACCAGTGGCGAATGCCCCTGTTGCAATGAACGCCACCTCCAAGGGCAGCCGACGCGCCCCTGGGGGTTTCTCTGCTGGTCTACGTGGTGGTTCTGGAACCCTCCGCATCCAGCCGAACGTAGAGAAGTTGTCGCCAAGCGAAGCCGCATCGTTGAAGATGCTGGAGTCCTCGCTGGTTGCGCAGGAACTTGATCCAAAGCAGAACGACGACTACACCTTGCTCCAAGAGATCCTTGGTCGCAAGCAGTTGGTCGATCCAGAGCAGAACCGCCTCAAGG